CAGCAAACGCTGAGAATGCTGCAATGTCACAAGCCCTACAAGCTGTCGCATCTGTTGCAATCAATAACCCACTCATCAACCAACAAGCCTTCTTCCGACACATGTTCGAGACCTCTTTCCCTAAGATGTCAAAGGATGACCTCGAAGAAATGCTTACACCTCCAGCACCTCCAATCATGGGACCTGATGGCCAAGCCATTGACCCAGCACTTGTGCAAGGTGATGCTCAGGTTACGCCTGAAGCAGCATCTGCCATTCGTGGTGAGGCTCCAGCTGAGGATGCCCCTCGTGGCCAACGTTCATTCGGTGATACCGGACGTGGACGAAGGACACAGAGTGGTAGTCAAGGTGGTGGTGGTTCAAATAGCAATGCAAATAACATGCGTCGCCCTCGTTCAGACCAGCCTAGCACTGTTCTACCTGCGAGTTCACGACCACGATAAAGGAGTAAATAATGACAAACGTAATTGGGGACGATAAGGATACTGCCAAACGGCAGGTCCTTATTGCCAATCAATGGAAAGAATTCTCAAAGAAGCTAGCCTTCAAGGAATTCATGGAATATATCGAACTACAAGACTACCTTGCAGTAACAGGGGCCAAGGGTCCTATCAATACATTTGACGATAACAATGGGGAACAACTAAATTTTGACCCCGTAAAAGCGTCAGGGCTATTGCAAAGAAGCGTAGGGTATGATATAGTTAAATTATACGTTGAGGGATATGTAAATCCTACAACGTTGCAAATCACACAGAAATAATAGAATACAAGGAGTATCCTAGATGAATAATTCCCCTACCGAGGGTGAACAAGTTCAAACTGCCTCAGTCAATGAGCCTACAGTCAATGAACAAGTTCAACAACCATCGGCGGAACAGAATCAGGAAGCTATCTCTCACGAGCAATCGCAAGAGGCAGCATCACAGACGACCGCCGGAAATACAAACAGTAATGATGGCAACAGTCAGAATGATGATGACGGTCTTGCTAACTTCGCTAAGTCTCAAGGTTTCGACCCAGAGAATCTTACCGATGGTGAACGCAGAGCTCTTAAAATCGCACATGACAACCAGAAAGCCTACCGTAACACGGCCAACGAAAAGAAAGTAACAGACGCAGCTTCCGAGCTGAACAAGCCTGCTGCTAACGAAACCGAAGACCAAAAGTTCCGTAGAGAGTTTACGCAATGGAAATATGAACAAGCTTCAGAGAAATTCTGGAACAATGGTTCATCTGACCGCAGCCTAGAACCTACTATGGTGGAAATTCTTAACGAGAAAAAGGAACAGTATGGGGCAGCCTATGCTAAGACTCTTTCCGAAGACCTTCCAACACTATACGGCCTCGCTCAACTCAAATCAGGTGCAAACCCAGGGTCTCCAGTAGACACCGAAGCAATACGCCGAGAGGAACGGGAATCTATTAAAAAGCAACAAACAGCTTCAGCAGGGCAACCACACGCTACATCTCAAACACCAGCATCGCCAAATAAAATTGACCGTGAATGGCTTGAGACATCGTATGACCCTACGAACAAAGAGCACCAAAAGCTCGTTGACGAAGCCGTTGCCAATGGTGATTTATAGAAAAAACAAAACACTATAAATACAATATCTAAGGATAAATAAACACATGAATGTTAAAGCAAATACCGCTGGTTTTGTTCCCCAACTATGGGCTGCAGAACTAATGGAAAACCGTACTAACAACCTGGTTATGCTAAACCTAGTTAACCACCAGTACGAATCACAACTGCTACAAAAGGGTGACACTGTTCACATCGAAAAAATGGACGAATTTACTGTTCAAGACATCGATGAAACTGTTGGTCTTACTGTAACAGCTGCAACAACTAGCGAAGATACTATCGTTATCGATAAGTACGTTGGTTTTGCAAAAGCATACCAAGACGTAATCAAGAAACAATCTGCATACGAGCTACGTGCTCCTATCGTAGAACGTGGTGGACGTGCACTAGCAACCGCTATTGACAACTACATCCTAAGCAAGTGGGCATCAGTCGCTACAGCTAACAAGCCAGCAGCTATCAGCCAACTTACTTTCGCAAGTATCGTTGACGCACACGCTATTCTTGACAGCAAGAACGTTCCAGAAGACGACCGCTACCTAGTAGTTAACGGAATCGGACGTGCTGACCTTCGTAAAATCCCTGAATTTACAGCTTACAAGGAAACTGGTGAAGCTGGAATCGTTAAGGGCAAACGTGGACTTGTTGGTGAAATTTACGGTACTCCAGTATACGTAACAAACTCAGTAGTCTCAAATGGTGGTTCTTACAAGTTCCTACTCTTCCACCGTGAAGCATTTGCAGCTGCTGTACAAATCAAGCCTGAAATCGAATACGACCGAGACATCGTTAAGAAAGCCGACATCATCACTGGTTCGACTCTTCTTGGTGCTAAGGTTCTTCGTAACGACCACGCTGTAGTTATCTCTCGTACAGTTCCAGCCTAATAACTGAAACCACAGAATAACTCAAACTATAGCCTCCTCTCGTAATACATGGGAGGGGGTTATTTTTATAATAAACATCAAGAAAGAAATCAAATGTCTATAATTAAAGCAAACGGTACAATTACCGGCAACAACCAAATGGTTGCACAATTAGACGTTGACGCATTCCGTACATACGCATTCGCAGTACAAGGTGCAATGGTGGCAACACTACGTGTACAAGTTACTATCGATGGTACTAACTGGTTTACTCTTTCAGGAAACTCGACTGTGCTTAATACAGTTACTGGTGCATACGTATCAGCAGCAACTATTACAGCAGCCGGTCTTTACGCCCTGGACGCAGCAAGCTACGAAGGTGTACGTATTACTTCAACAGCGTGGACTTCTGGAAACCCTGTCGTTACAGCATTCGCAACCGACACTGGTAACATGAACCCAGCAGCAGCAGCTACCGCCCCAGTCTCTGGTACAGTAACAGCTAACCAAGGTACACTAGTAACTGGTACGACTTACAACCTCGTAACAGCAGCAAGCACAAACCTTGTAAACGCACGTTCTACAGCAGGTAACCTATTCGAGCTCACAGTATCTAACCCTACTGCAACTCCAGCATTCCTAAAGCTATACAACAAGGCCTCAGCCCCAGTAGTAGCATCGGATGTTCCTGTGATGACCATTCCAGTACCAGCAAACTCAGCTCAATCGTTCAGTTTCGGTGCTCAAGGTAAGCGATTCGCAACAGGTATCTCAGTAGCAGTAACAGGTGCTATCGCAGCAACTGACGCAACAGCAACAGTCGCCGGCATACAAATAAACGCAACACATAACTAGGAATTAAACAATGACTAAACAAGAAGAAACCCCTACACCAGTTAATATAACATTAGAAGTACAAAGTACTATTCATAACAACGGAGCATCACTCAATGGCTAAAAAAGCAGACGTTACAGTACTGGACGCACTACTTGATAAAGTAGGTACAAGCACCCAGCTACTAGTCACCACATCTGAACCTGCCAGCCGAGCAGCAGCTATTTCAGCAGCACTCGCAACAGCAACACTTTCAAGTGCGTTCACAAAATCCGCTGGAACCCCTAATGGTCGTAAAACAACTGTAGCACAACAATCCAACGTATCAGTAACCGCAACAGGTTCTGCAACTCACGTTTGTCTTATTGATGGTTCTACACTTCTATACGTTACCACGGTTACAGCACAAACACTAACATCAGGTAACACTGTTACAATTCCAGCTTGGACAATCACAGTAGCAGACCCATCTTAATAGGAGAAATAAATGGCTAATAAAAAAGACCTAGCTACCGGACTTATCGGTACAGCACTCACAACCAGTGCAACTACATTAGTATTGCAAACTGGATACGGTGCAGCTATGCCGGCCACTCCTTTTTTTATGACACTGACACCTGCAGGGCAACTGAGCACACTAGGAAATAGTGAGATTGTTTCAGTAACGGCTCGTTCCACGGATACTCTTACAATCGTAAGGGCACAAAAGGGAACCTCGGCTAAAGCATTCGCAGTAGGCGACATTGCAGGTAACGGTGTTTACGTAGGTGATGAGAATTTAATCTACTCGGCTGCAGAGATTGACACAGGTAAAATCTGGGTTGATGGACGCATTATTTACCGAAAGGTAATCCGAGGAAACTTCAACGTCGTCGTAGGTTCATTCACTGTTCCGCACGGTATTTCTGGCCTATCATCATCACTTGAGGTCGTCTCTATGAGCGGTGGTTTCAAGATTGGTAATGGTACAGTAGCCGGTGGACAGATGCAGGTATTTAACCAATACCGTGAAACTAGCGGTAACTGGATGACCATGACAGCATTAGACGCTACAAATCTTAGTTTCGCAAGCTCATTCGGCTGGGGAACCAGTTGGATTACCTGTGTACTTGAATACGTAAAATAATATAAGGAACATAGATGGCAAAGTTTTTCACTAACTTCAATGACCAACCAGTTGGCGACATGCGAGCTAATGGTCAAACAGCCTGGTCTGTTAAAATCGAAAACGGTACAGGCGATTTCCGAGTTCTATCGGACGGAGTTGGTGCAAAATATATCCGCATAGGAACATCTAGCAACCCAGGAACTCGTGTACTTGCCTACAATCCACTTGATGGATACCAAGACCTTGAGACTTTAACACTATTCAGTGCATTCAAATCCGGTTCAACCGGTGTACCTGGACGATTCGGTATTTCATACAACCGATACGAAGGTACTACTGAGGCCACCACAAAGGGTTATTCAGTTAACTTTACACCTGCATCAAGTACCAAATCGCTCTTCCTTACAGAGGACTCGACCGGTACTGTAAACTTTACCAACTACAACTGGACAATGGGTGCAAAGTACTGGCTAAGGCATCGAACGATTGCCAACAACCAATTCGTAAAGATATGGCCATACGGCACAGCAGAGCCTGGCACATGGACTTTAACCAGTTCATATGTCGGTCCTACAATCGCTAACCCATACTCAGGTATCGGTACATACATGTCAGATGCATTCTTCTATGTATACCAATTCTCTGCAGGTACTGATGGCGACGCAGCTCAAATGTACCCAGACAACCAATTCCTCGAAGACCAATTCATAGATACCGATAAAGCTCTAACAGCTCACGTCGGTGAGTATGGTGCTTCTTGGGTAAACAACGGTATGATGGGAATGCAGATTACTGCAGAACGTGCAAGGCCTTCGGGACTCGGTTCAGTAACCTACGCAAGTGGCGTTCCTTCCGGTCCAGATATGTACCTTGAATCACAGTTCACGTACATGAGCAACTCAGGAGACCTTTTCCTAACAGCAAGGCACTCCACATCCGCAATGACCTACTACAGCTTCGGCTATACTGGTTCAGCCTGGCAAATAAGATACACTGTTGGTGGAATTATGATGGTACTCGCTACCGCTACCACTGCACTGAATCCTTTCCAGACTTACGCAGTTAAGTTTGAGGTAATAGGCAATAAGCTGACTGGATATGTTGAAGGAGTTCCAATACTCACGGCAACAGATTCCAACATCACAGCCACAGGCCGTGCAGGTATCATGGGAGACGCAACCGGCGGTACAGCTGCTGGTATGCAAGCAGAATGGATTCGTGGTTACAACTACGTTCCAATCCCTAGTTCCACTCCATCAATAGGTGGCGGTGGTGGTTGGGGTTCTGTATCAGGTTTCGGTACACCCTATGGTGAAGTAAACCGACAGACTGCACTAAATATCACACTATCGATTGCAGATGCATCACACGGTCATACCGCAGATAATATAGCAGTCACAAGCGTTCATACACTTGCCATCGCAAATACAAGTCACTCGCATACAGCAACATCGCCTGCACTGACCTCTGTTCATTTACTAGCAATTGCAAATGCATCGCACACATTAGTTGATACTGGACCATTAGCACTGATTAGGAATATAATCCTGGCAGTTGACAATGCTCTCCATGCACATTACGCTGAAAATCTTGCACTGATTACTGGTGTTTCACTACTAGTAGCCAACGCAACCCACGGAGTAACATCCGATAATATAAATCTCAGTCAAGCCCAAACGCTTGCAATCGCCAATGCTCTTCACGCTCACAGCGTTGATAGCCCTACGATTATTGAGGCAAAGATTCTTGCAATTGCCAACGCAATTCACAGTCTTGCGGATACGGGACCACTCGACCTAACCTCAGTGCACAACCTGATAGCAGATAATGCTCTTCACGGTCACACTGCAGAAGCTGTCGCAGCCCTAATTCAATCTCAATTACTCGCAGTACAGAACGCAATCCACGCCCTTAAATCTGACAACATCGCTATTATTCAGTTCACTCTGCTTAATAAGCCTGATGACGCAGTTCACGGTGTAACCGACAGCGGTCCAATGGTAGCTCAAAACTACTGGCTAATCATTGATGATGCAACCCACACAGTTAAATCTACGAACATACCGAAGATTATTAACTGGGACGAACTTGGTGTAGGCTACGGCCAATACATCCCTAAGTTCACTTCAGGTGGCGAATTAGAGATAGACACTATCGAACAAGGACAAATAGTTCCTGTGTTCGGAAGTACCGGTGAACTGGAAGCTGTTGAAATAAACGGTGGACAGTACATCCCAACCTTCATAAAAACAGGACAATTTTAAGGAATAACAATGGAATATAACCTAGCAGGAATCCGACAGAGGGTACTCGTCGATAAACTAGACGATGAGGAATTCGACCCACAAGTGGTTGACAACTTCATCAACGATACGCAACGTGACATTTTCAACCAGTACGAACTTCCGTTCCAAGAGAATATCTTTCAGGGAGTCATCCCTGCTGGTTCAACCATCTTCAAGCTACCAAAAGATGTAGCACAGATTCAGTCACAATCTGTTCTTGGAATCCCAGGCTTTGCAGACCGCAAAACTGACTGGCGTTCATTCTTCAGGCAACACAATGATATTGCAAACGCACCGGCTGGTTCAATTACTCAGTGGGCACTGTACGGCGGAAACGTCCTACTTAGTGCACCAACTGACGTTGACTACACGATGACAATGTTCTATATCAAGAAACCAACTACCCTGAAGCAGGATGATGACGTTCCTGAACTCCCAGAAGAGTTTGAGGAATTACTAGTACTCGGAGCATTCATGCGTATTCAAAACCGCAACGAAGACTTCGACCTAGCAAAAGAAACATTTGCAGAATACACTAGGCAACTTAACTTACTCGTAGGCCGATACGGTTTCCGAGAAGCTAACGGTCCTATTAAAATGAAAAACCAACAAGTAAGGACACGATAACATGGCACGAAACGAGAAGATGTCACTAGCACTTGACCTACGAGGTCTCGATATGGTCACGCCAGTTGACCTTCTTAAGGATGGACGTACTCCATTCTCAAAGAACTTCCGTCTTTATGCCCAGCAGAGTGACGACAGGCGTGTAGCAGTCAGTTCACGTAAAGGCCCTGGCTTCTACATACACCCATTAGGAGAAACCCTCTCAGGCTCGAATACAGCCACTACAGGAGCTTCTACGGCAAAAGTTGGTATAGTTACCGGCTTACACGCTCAACCGTTCACAGCAGCCTCTAACGACCTTGTAACACGTATCGATGTCATGGTTAAGGATACTGAGCAAGCTTCCGGTCCAATCATGGTTAAAATCTATGATGACAAGGACGGACGACCTTACAAAATGCTATCTGAATCATCCCTACTTGGTGGTGATATCAGTAGCACTGCAGCATACGTGACTGCACGATTCGTGAAAGCTCCAAAGCTAACCAGTGGAAATACCTACTGGATTGTTATGAGCCTACAGGATGACGCTAAGAATGAATACACATTCAGCACAACTACTGCCGGCACAAAAGCATGGAAGAGTGATTCGACACTATCACAAATTGAGTCCCAGACTTACGCACTGAACTATAGGATTTACACAACTCCTTCAGGAACAGACAAGGGTTCATACCGATTCAACCGTGATAACGCAGTCAACATGACTGTTGTCGCATTCGGAACAAGCCTGTACCGCATTGACGAGAGCACAAACCAACTAGTGGAAATCATCGGTGGCCTATCGCCTCTAGCAACAGATTACTCATTCACCTCAGGTGACGGTAAACTATTCTGGGTAAACGGTTACGATGAACTAACAGGATGGAACGGTACGCTTGAATCAAGTGCAGTTAATATCGTACTAAACCCTTCAGCGACAGTGGACACCACTGGATGGTCTGTAGGTTCAGGTACAACCCTATCACGCTCAACAGCTGAATTCTACTCTACACCTGCATCATTCAGTGCAAGTGCAGCAAGTGGAATCCGCACAATCAAGAACGCAATCTCGATGCCACGAGACCACAGGTACAAAGTTACCTACCGTGCAAAGGGTGCATCTGCCTCAGGTAATACGCAAGTACTTATCAACGGTGGTGCTTCTCCAATCGCAGCATCAGTCAAACCAATCACTGCAGCATGGGCAGAATACTCATTCTACTACACACCTACAGTTGACGTTACGACTCTTGACTTCGCATTCACAGCGGTAAACGGTTTCATTGATGACGTAAAAGTTATTGACACTGGTATCGAATACATCCGTGATACTGAACTGAAGATTCTGGCAGAGGTAGCCTTCCACAAGGACCGTATGTTTGGAATTGAAGCAGCTGACCGAAACCGCATGGTGTTCTCAGAGGTCCCAGGAAACCCAGCGTTCGACCCAACAGGAGCAATCCCAACTACGAAACGTGAACAATGGTACTACGCATGGCGTTCTGTATCATACTGGTACATTCCTCGACCATACAACGGTTCACCTGTTACTGGACTAATTCCATTCCAAGATTCACTCACTATCTTTACACAGGATAAGAAGTACATCTTCAGTGGTTACGACCTAGGTTCATTCAACCTACGTGAGTCTACTGGTAGCAAGGGTGCACTAAGTCGCCGTGGTATCACAGCAGATGAGAACCGAATATTCTTTGTCGGAAACGATGGACTCTATGAATTCGATGGTTCCAATGACAAGAAAATCTCAAGTCTCATCAACCCACTATTTGATGGATGTGGATTCAAGGAAATGATTACCCCAGTTATCTGGAAATCTGACGTTCGATTCTACATGGCATCACAGGGAAGCACAGTGAATGACACTTGTGTTGTCTGGAATAAGGACATCCAAGAAATTCAGTACGATACCGATACATATGTAAACCGTGCAATCTACTACAATGATGCGAATGACAACCAAGAACTGATTGAGTTCAGCTCACTGGTTCCAACCGCATACGAAGCAGAGGCCGGATACAACTCACTAGGAGCTCCAATCGACTTCGAGTACCGACTTAAATACGATTCAATGGGTGCACCAGCTCAGAAGAAACGAATCCGTCGATACTTCCCTATCCTACAGGGTGTCGATAGCACATTCCAAATCCAGCTCGCTATGGACAAGGAC